CGGCGGCCACCTCCTTCGCGAGCAATTCCACATACATCCCCCGCAGCTGCTCCACGGAAAGCACCTCGAAGCGGCCCGCCGCGCTTTCTATTATATATAGGGGCTCCACGGTGACGCCGGGGATGGTGCGGAAGCGGAACAGGGCCGTCGCCTCGGAGAAGGCTGCTCGGTTGGCCCACTTGACATTCCCGTGACGCTTCTCAAAGTAAGCCCGGACGGATTTCACGGGCTGATCGGTCGGGGTCGCGAAGCCGTCCGCGTCTTTCTCGTAGGTAACACGGAGGATCTGAACCGGGGTGTTCATTTTACCAAAACTCACGGCCCGCCACCCCCATAATCCACGCCCACGAAGTCCAGCAGTTCCCGCAGGCCAAGCTGGTTAATCACGTAGTCGTGCAGCTTGGGGTGCGTGACGGCCAGGCGCTGGAAGCGGTTCACCTTTTCCAAGTGGCACCCCACCGGGCAGAAAATACAGCCGGTGCGCTTCTCCCCGGTGGTGTAGAGCTTGCCGTTTTTGTCCTCGGCGATGTCACCGTAGACGCTGGCGTATGGGAGCTTAATGTCCCGGAGATAGCGGAGAACGTCCTGCTCCGTCCAGAACGACATGGGTTTGGATATGGGCCGCTTGGAATCAAACAGATTGCAGCCGGTTTGCAGCCACGCCTGCCTGCGCCGGTAGCTTTCGGCGGCCATGGTGCCGACGATACCGTGCTTGCCGGTGGCCTTCTCAAAAACCTTGATGGGCGTTTCTTTCATGACGGAACAGCATTGATCCGATATACCGAAAGGCGCGTCTTGCAGATATGCCCACTGGCTGTAATGCGACCGGCGAAACTTGCTGGGGGAGCCGTCTTTATTCGCTCCCTCTAAGCAATTCACAGCCCATTGCTTCCCGTTTTGCGCATAGCGCAGCTTATTTGCCACGTCCTTGCTGGGATAGCACCAGCCATAGGTGCGCACCACTTCGTCAAAGCGCATCGCCGGGCGCAGCACGGTCACGTTCTCCTTCGACAACGCGAAGGAGCGCACCTCGGGGAACTCCAGCCCGGTGTCAACGTAGACGGCCTCAATGTCCGGGTAGCAGCGGCGGGCTAAGTCCAGCAAAACCGTGCTGTCTTTCCCGCCTGAAAATGAGAGATATACCTGCCCGCCCCAACGCATATACCACTCAATAATCCGCGTCTGTGTGACCTGTACCTTGCGCTCCAGGGGCCACGCCTGCATGATTTTCAAGTCATCCGGGGTGTGCTTGTTATCTTTCAAACCGTCCACCGCCTTTCCAAGCGCAGCAGCATATTCACCGTGTCCCAAACTTGCCGCCCGGCTGCCACGCTGTCGCCGAAGAACCCCGCCGTGCTGCCGTCCCTGCTTTCGTAAAAGTGGGACGACAGCATAATCACGGCCTGCTCGGTGGTGGGCGGCAGCGGGGCCTTGGCGTAGTGCCCAGCCGGGTGGTGCTGGTAGCTTTCGGCATAGGAGAGCGCGGCGCGGATGAAACCCAAAAGCAGGTCGTCGTCCGCGTCGTGTTCCAGTATGAGATTTGCCTTTACTTTGGAAAGCAAAAGCACGGGTAATTCAGGCTTGCGCATATGATCATGCCGCCTTTTGACGGAGGATTTGCACGGCCTCCGGCAAAATGAGCTTGCCGTCCACGCGCTGGGTGGCGATGAAGCCCACCTGCCCGTTCACGGCAAAAAGCTCGTTGAGCCTGCGGAAGATGCGGCCCTGCCGGTCGGCGATCCAGTAGTAGCGGAAGTCGCCGAACACCACGGTTTTCGCACCCGCCGCGATCCCCGGCATGAAGGCCGACGTGATCAGGGGCCGGTTCAGGATGGTGTCCGGGGTGCCCTCCTTGATGCTGGGCTGCCACAGATAGACGCCGTTGTTGTCCTTGAGCTTGCGCAGGGCCTTCACCGTGGCGTCGTTCGTGACGAACGCGGCGCTGCGGCGGTAGGGCGTCTTGAGGGCGTGATACAGGTCGAGCATCTCGTCGAGGGTGATGGCCGTCGCGCCCGCCGTGGTGACGCCGATCTGCCCGCCGCCCGTCGCGGCCAGGATGCCGGTGGGCTTGCCGGTGCCGTCGCCGTTGATAAAGGCGTCCTCCTCCTTCGCGCCGGTGCGCCGGGCGAACTCGCGCACGACATACGCCTCCAGGTCGAAGGCGCTGTCGTTGAGGAGCTCCTCGGAGATTTTCAACATGGTGCCCAGCTTGTAGGCCCCGATGGTCACCTGACCGAAGCTGTCGTCGCTCTCCGGGATCGCCTGCCCCTCCTCCAGCCACGACGCCTCGCCCTTCGAGGCCACCACCGGGATTTTGCGCTCGCCGCTGGACGTGGTGATCACGTTGGCGAGCCCCCGGAAAATGTTCTCCTCCTCCAGGGCCTCCACCAGGCGGCGCTCGAACTCATCCGGGACGAGATAGCCGCCCTCGGAATCGGCCCCAATGCGCAGGGCGTTGCGCACGGCGGCCTCCAGGCCCTCGCCGCCCCGCGCCCGCATGGCGTTCCAGAACGACTTTTTGTAGCCATCGGTCGCCCTGCCGGTCTTGTCCTCCGGGTTGTCGCCGGGCCTGCCGTTGAGGGGGTTGCTGGTCGCCTGCGCCATTTCCGCATCGTGGGCGGCCTGGCGCTCCAGGCGTTCGATCTCCTTGCCGAGGGCCACCATGTCGGCCTCCATCTTGTCGTAGCTGGCCGCGTCCTCGGCGCTTACGAGGCCGTCGGCCCCGCGCTTGCTGTCCAGAAAGTTCTTGGCCGTTTCCCACAGCCGAGCGCGCTTTTCGCGCAGTTCCAATACTTTGCTCATGATGAAATTCTCCTTTTTAATGTGAGATAAGATGTAACCGCTGCTCCAACGAAGCAGCGGTCACGCCGGGGGCTTTGGGTTGTTCCTTGGGTTTGAGCTTTTGGTGGAAGGCCGCCGCCACAGCGATGGCGGGGGTGCGCCGGTCGAACACGGCCTCCTCCAGGTCGTCGGCGCTGCCGTAAAGCAGCGCGTCCGCGAAGCCCAGCTTGACGGCGGCCTTCGCGTTGAGCCAGGTTTCCGCGTCCATCATTTTCGCGATCTTGGCGCGGGATAGCCCGGTCTTGATTGGGGAGCAGCGGATGGAGCGTCAGCACCTGCCCGTTGCCGTCGCGGATGATCTGCGCATAGGCGTTGCCATGGAGGAGGATATGCGCCATCATGGTTTCCCGCCAAACGAACGAGGTCATTTCCGGGTTCGCCTCGTCGTGCAAAAGAAAATACAGCGGGTGGTCGATGTAATGCTCCTTACCGCCGTCCGCGCGGTATTTATACACGTGCAGGGGCAGGCTGGCGATGGCCTCGGCCAGAATGCGCACGCACGCATAGACCGCGGTCACGGTCATGGCGGTGCGCTCGTTGACCATCTGGCCGCTGATGGTGCCGCCCATGGGGAAGCTCACGCCGCCGCCCAGGGCATTCCGGGGTTTGTCGCGGGCGCGGTGTTTGCTGAACAGTTTCAAAAAATCCCTCCCTTTACAAGATCAAAAGGCCGCGCTTGCTGTATACGCTCTCCGTGTGCCCGCCGCCGCGCGTCGCCCGGTCGAGGCCCATGATGAGCGCGACCGCGCCGTCGATTTTCTCCGAGCTTTTCTCCTTATCCGGCTTTATATTCCCAGCGGGGTCGGTGCGCACGAAAATGTTGTCCATCATCCAGCGCAGCACAGGGTGGCCGCCGTGGGCGATCTTGCCGTCCAGGGTTAGCCGCATGAGCTCCTTGCTGGGCGGGCTCATACTCTTGAACCCTTGACCGAAGGGCACCACGGTATGGCCGAGGCCCTCCAGATTTTGCACCATCTGCGTGGCGTTCCAGTCGTCGTAGGCGATCTCCCGGATGTTGTAGATTTCGCCGAGCTCCTCTATGGCCTTTTCGATGAAGCCGTAATGCACGACGTTGCCCTCGGTCGTTTTCAATTTCCCCCGCGCGGCCCACACGTCGTACTGCACGTGGTCGCGCCGGACGCGCTGCGGCAGGGTATCCTCCGGGAGCCAGAAGAAGGGCAACACCTCGTAACGATCCTCCGCGTCCATGGGCGGGAATACCAGCACGAAGGCCGTGATGTCGGTGGTGCTGGAAAGGTCGAGCCCGGCATAGCAGGCCCGGCCCCGCAGGGCCTCGGGATCGACGGGGTGGGCGCAGGCGTCCCACTTCTCCATGGGCATCCAGCGGATGCTTTGCTTCACCCACTGGCAAAGCCGCAGCTGCCGGAACAGGTTCTCCTCGGCGGGGTTCTGCTTGGCGCTCTCGCAGGCCAGTTGTAGCTTTTCCTCGTCCACGGTAATGCCCAGGGACGGGTTGGCCTTGCGCCACACGGCGGGGTCTGTCCAGTCCTCGGCCTCCCCCGCGCCGTAAATGACCGGGTAAAAGGTGGGGTCGGCCTTGCGGCCCTCTAAAATATCCAGGGCCTTTTGATGTACCTCGTAGCAAATGCTTTGCGTGTCGTTGCCCGCCGTAGTGATCAAAAAGTAGAGCGGCTGCTTGCGGGCGTCGCCGCTGCCGTGGGTCATAACGTCGTATAGCTGGCGGTTGGGCTGGGCGTGGAGCTCGTCGAACACCACCGCGTGGACGTTCAGCCCGTGCTTGGTATACGCCTCTGCCGAAAGCACCTGGTAAAAGCTGTTGAGCGGCTTATATATGAGGCGCTTCTGCGACATCACCGGCTTGATGCGCGAGCGCAGGGCCGGGCACTGCTCCACCATGCCGCAGGCCACGTCGAACACGATGGACGCCTGCTGCCGGTCGGACGCGCAGCCGTATATCTCGCCGCCGTGCTCGCCGTCGCCGCAGGTGAGCAGCAGCGCCATCGCCGCCGCGAGCTCGCTCTTGCCCTGCTTCTTGGCGATTTCGATGTATGCCGTGTTGAACTGGCGGTAGCCCGTGGGCTTGACAATGCCCATCAAATCGCGGACGATCTGCTCCTGCCAGTCAATGAGCTCAAAGGGCTGGCCGTACCACTCGCCCTTCGTGTGGCGCAGGCAGTTGATGAAGGCCACGGCGGTGTCGGCGCGGGCCTGGTCGTAGCGGGAGCCGGGGAGCATGAAGGGCGTGGGGGTGTAGTTGCGTAAGAGGCGCATGGGGGATCACTTCCTTTCGGTGGGGTATATGAAAAGGGCCTCCCCGCAGCGGGGAAGCCCTCGGTTTTCGGTTGATGTGGCAGCTATTCCGCGTCCGCGTCCTTGCAGACCTGGTAATAGTAGCCGTGCCCGCTCTTGTCGTCGTCGAAGGTGAACTCGCAGGTTTCATTGTAGCAGGTGCCGTCCCAACAGAGCATATATGTCTGAAGGTCGTAGGGAAAGGAGCGGCAGGTTTCGGCCTTGCATGGGGCGTCCTCGGCGGGCCACTCGCTGGTGGTATGCACCCGCTCGGTCACTTCGTACTCGTAAAGCTCGTGCGTATAATATCCGTTGCCGCCTAGCTTGCGGCCCCAGCGGGTCGTGGTGCGGTCATACTCGCTGTAGCAGTGCTTCACGCCGTCGTGTACGTGGTAGCTGTCGCAGCGCTCGGTGTAGGGGTGCTCGAAGTCGTCGCGCTCGAAGCCGCGCTCAAGGCCCTGCTTCGCGCAGGCCGCCTGCACGTAGCGCAGAAATTGCGCCAGCGTTACGTTGTTGCGTTGTACCTCTACCATCTTTGTCATGTGGGTGTCCCTCCTCGTTTGATGTGCACAGCTTATCACACCACACTGAAAAAGCAAGCTGAGTTTGCAAATTTCTTTAAGTTTTTTCACCGCGTCAGGGCACGAAAAAGGGGCCTCGGCGAGGCCCCGCGCGGCGGTCGCGTTTAGTTATACTTCTTGAGCAGCAGAGCGTACACCGCCTGTACGTCCGCGTCGTCGGGTACTTCCACGTCCCAACCGCGGTCGTAGTTTACCAGGGTTTTGAGCTCGCCGTGCCTGCGGATTTCCAGCTTGGAGATGTGGCCCGCGTCTAAGCCGTAAACTTCGCTGGGCTCCTCGTAGTGCTTGACCCAATAGTCATAGCCGTCTTTGCCCTCGTTCATCCAGACCGTTCCCTTGCTCCACATAGTGCGTTCCTCCGTCGTTTTTGATGTGTGCATCTTACTGGAGAACACGTTGAAAATCAAGGCTTTTCAAAAATTTCTTTAAGTTTTTTCACCGCGTTGGATACGGTAAAGGCCCCCTTTCGGAGGCCCCGGCGTTATAGGTGCCGGTTGTATTTGTGCCTGCTGTTATTGCCGGTCAGC